GTCCGCAGCGCCAGAGGAAATTTCAAACGCACCAGCAACGCTTTCTTGCGCTGCTAATTGCCAGTTGTAGTGAGAAGAACCTGTCTGGAAGAACAGTTGTGGTGAGGTGCCGTTGATTATAGGGTTGCCATCAACAGTCAAACCATCAGCAGTCACTGTGCCAGTTACGTCGATGCCCGTGGAGGTGGTGGCTAAACGAGCGGCGTTGTCGTAAAAAAGAGTTACAGCGCCATCGTTGACAGCGGTAATCATGTTTTCAGAGCCGTCTGTTTTTTGCAAACGGATGTTATCGCCTTGAATTTTTAGGCTTCCTGTCCCTGACTCGTTAATTATGCTGTGATTTGGGTCATGATAAATCTGTAAGTCAGAGCCAGCACCAAAGATAGCCTTGTCGTTGTCGCCAAAGGATACATCAGCGGTTGTGGTTAAGCCGGGAACAGTAACAGTCCCAGTAAACGTAGGCGAAGCTGTAGGAGCCTTAGCATCCAACTGGGTCTGGATATTGGATGTAACACCATCAACATAGTTTAATTCTGCTGTGGTAGCTGTAACGCCATCCAGCAGGTTTAATTCTGCTGCTGTACTTGTGACTCCATCTAGGATATTTAGTTCAGCGGTAGTAGAAGTAACGCCGTCTAAAATGTTTAGCTCTGCTGCGGTAGACGTTACGCCATCTAGGATATTTAGTTCAGCAGTAGTGCTGGTGATACCGTCCAGTACATTTAGCTCTGCTGTAGTTACTGTAGCACCATCCAGAATCTCTAGTTCTGCTTCAGTAATTGTAGCGGAGCCAATGGTGAATGAAGTACCAATGGTAGGTGTGTTAAGCGTAGGTGACGTAAGAGTCTTATTGGTTAACGTCTGTGTACCAGTAAGCGTAGCTACAGTGCTGTCAATGGCAAAGGTTACAGCGTTACCAGAGCCACTAGTGTCAATACCAGTACCGCCAGTAAACGTAAGAGTTTCTGAGTCTAGGTCAATGCTCAGGGCACCACCAGTGTCTGCTTGGAAGTCTAAGTCCTGTGCAGTTACCTGTGAGTCTACATATGCTTTGACTGACTGTTGCGTAGGCACAAGCGTAGCACTGTCGGATGCCATGTTGTCTTCATCAACAAATGCAGTGATAGCAATAGTGCCATCAGAGATAGTTTCAAAAGTAGTGGTGCCAGTAAGTGCAGCATCATTAGCGTTTGCTTTAGTTGCTGATGCAGTTGCAATGTTATTAAACTCTGTATCAATCTCAGAGCCTTTTACAATCTTTGCAGAGTTACCTGAAGGTAGAGCATCCTTTGCTGCAAAGTCAGTAGTTTTCGTATAGTTCGTCATTAGATTAATCTACCTATAAGTGCTTCAATATTTACTTCTTGGATGGACAATGATCTTTCATTGATTGTACAATCCAAGCCAATAGTGGCTACTCTGCCAGACCCCGTTGCTTTAGCTTTAGCTGTGTCAATAATAATTGTAGCACTGTATTCCGATGTGCTTACGTTGTACTCAGATATGCCATACTCAGCGATACTAGCGTTAGCTACAGTTACAGCTTGCTTTGTGTACCCTTCAGTGTAGTCATATCCCCAGTTAACTGTTACTGGTGCGCCTTGACCACCAATAACTGTAAAGTTAATTTCTTTTAGAATCTTCAGTCTACTAGCGTCACCAAAGGACAATGGGTTAGTGTAGTAACGCATTGTGTAGGTATCAGTGTCATCTAAATATCCGTTGTACTTATTGATACCTTTGATAGTCCCTAAGTACAGAGTACCATCCGCTGCCCTGTTACCACATAGTATCTTAGTGCTAGGCCAAGTAGTAACACGATTGCTACCGTCCTCAAGTTTACCTCTGACATCAAAACAATAAACAATAGAGCTTGTAGGTAAGAACAGCAGATAAAAAGAATGCTCTGGACTATAAACAGACTTAATGTTGTTAGTCTGTGTATTAACCGTGAACATCATCTCATCACGTACATTCTTAGATACGTCACCAATAGGGTTAGACTTCTCTTGTATAACTCTGCCTAAGCTACGTACACCTGTGTCAGATAAAAAGAATAAATCTGTACCTGTAGACTGAACACTGTCTCTAGCAATACAGCCAATGTTTGTAATAGCATCTGCCAGTTCCATTGAGGACGGTGAACTTGCACCAGAGTACAATAGAATACTACGCTTGCCAAAGATAACTAAGAAGTCGTTAAACTCTGCTAAGGCTACAATCTCATCATGTCCTGTAGGCCACACCGTTGTAACGTCTAAAGAACCTGAAGAACCTCCTGACCAAGCATGTCCAGCCAATATGTCAGACCAGTACAGAGTATGCTTGTTACCAGTAACGTCAGCAGCCCATACACGACCAAAGGCTGCTAGAGCTTCATTGGCTTGTGGTGGCGTACCTGTAGCATGGCTATGGTCACTAAACTTCTCTAATACTCCACTGCCAGACTCATCAGTGTAAATAAGAGGCTCTTGTCCACGTTGGAAGAAATAAGCATGATTGTTAAAGTTTATAATCTTCCAGTTGTTTGCACTGACTGTGTAGCTGCTAGGCGTAACATCAGTTAATGTAGTCGTACCAGTAAACACCTTATTGTTACCAGTAGAAAACACTACAATGTCACCACTCTGGTCTACGTACTCAAAAATAGTCTCAATGCCAATACTAGACCCCAGTGGCGTAGCACTGCTTGTGAGCTTGTCTAAGCCCTGCCTAGCGCCAATACGTCCGTACTTGTCTACTACCATGTTCTCAGCAATAGACGCAAAGGACGCATCCTGAGCAACAGGAGCGTCTTGTGTATTAAGACCCTTGAAGCCCGGAGCAGCAATGTATATGTTTTGTCTTTCCTGAGCCATTATGGAACCGTGTAAATAAATTCTTCAGGGTTCTTGTAAGCATCCAATGCAATGGCATCAGACAAGTGCTTGTCAGCAATCAAGAAGTAATCCTGTGCAGTAGTGCCACCAGTCTCACCACGCTCTCTAGCCAACAAAGCTACAGCGTTGTGGACAATAGCATTCTTAGGTAATACTGTAGTATCTGCATCACCAGACAGTTCAGCTTCCCTAGAGATTAAATCAAAACGTAAACTAAACACACCTGATGGTTTAGGATAGACTCTTACTTTAGTATCATTGTTACTGTCTACTCCACTAAACGTATAGGAGTCAGGAGTACCTGTGACTTCACCAGAGATGTAATAAGCATTATTGAACCAGTTAGGTGACTCATAGTGCATAAAAAAATTAGATGTGTCGTTAATGACACTATATATTTTAACACGTTCTCCAGCGTTTGTCAAGCTATATTCTGTAGTGTCTGCTACTGTTGGTACTACAATAGTTGTGCGTAGTGTAGACCAATCATGTGAGTCTTCTACTATTTGCTTTGCATCGTTAACAAAGTCACCTACCATCTTACTGTAAGTGGTTTGTGTTACACTTGCTACTTCGTCCTCTCGTAGCCTACGTAGTACCTCGTTGACTATGTTCAAATATGTGGTACTCATCTACCGCCTGCTCCGTATAAGTTCTGCATAATTTTTTGTTCTAACAGCGGATTGCCAAACAAGGATAATCTCTGTTGTACCTGTGTAGGCTGTAAAAAACTAAAGGCTCTTAAGTTTCTTATTTGTTCTGCTACATTTGCAGGATCATATACTTGTATAGGTAAAACACGTTGTTGCATACCGGGGTCTTCATATGGATTTACAAACTCTGAAAACAATCCTGTTTCCCCTCCTGTTCCTGCTCCAGCACCTAAGCCTACTCCGGCACCTCCACCTGAACCTGCGCCAGTTCCTGTTCCTACACCTTCTCCAATGCCGTCTTCTTCACCAGCGCTTTCGCCTTCTTCTGCACCTTCTTCTGTACCTTCTCCTGTAGACTCTGGCTCGCCTTCAGTTCCTGCTGCACCTTCAGTTTCTCCAACGTCTACTCCCGTTGATGGTTCAGTAGTACCGGGTTCTGGTGCTTCATCAGTAGCTGTAGTTTCTCCACCTGTACCTACTTCAGCTACTTCAGATACTTCATCTTCTTCTTCAGACACTGACTCAGCAACTGGTTCTTCTACTGCTTCAGCAACTTCTTCTTCTACTACTTCTACAGGTTCAGGAGAAACAGTAACATCAGCAGTAGTGTCTTCAAATATGTCCGTAGGTTCTACAGTAGTAACAGGAGTTTCTTCCTCATCAGGGGCTGTAGTAGCTACTGGAACTACTGGGGCTACTGAAGGCGGATCAATATAATCTGAAAAGAAAGTCGTAGTAACTACAAAAGGATCAGTGTAAGAAGGGGGAGTATAAGAAGGAGCAGATACATCAACAGTAACTTCTCCTGTGGGCGCACCACCCGATGTTACAGGAGTTTCTGTAGGTAGTGCTTCACTTGATCCTCCACCAGCAAATCCACCGCCTCCTCCGGGAGGCTCTTCTGCTATAGTTGTTTTTTCAAACTCTTTAGGGTCAAAACGCTCTTCAGGAACTTCAAGATCACTTATATCAACTATTGTTTCTGTACGGGGAGCAGGAGGCCTACCAAAGTCCTCCATTGTTGTTTCCATGATAAAGTCAGGAACATTCCCAATGCCGCCTGCTAACTCAATTATTTCATCAGGGAGGTCTACTTTAGCTCGTGGTTTTCCTGAGTATTCAAAGACTTGTCGGTATGCTCTTTCGCCTCCATGCTTTAATAGTTGCTGAGCGTACTCATCCCCAGTTAATTTTTTGTAAGCCTCTTCACCAATATCTTCTACAATTTTTTCAATAGTATTAGTAAAATATTTATCATCAGTTAAACCAGAATCAACAACAGTAATATCTGTTGATACTGGAGTTTCTACTGGAGTTTCTACTGGAGTTTCTACTGAAGTTTCTACTGGAGTTTCTACTGGAGTTTCTACTGGCTCTTCTACTGCTACTTCTTCTTCTTCTTTTACAGAAGTTTCAGGAGCTTCTTCTTCTACATCTTCGTCAGTTAAAAAATCTTCAATAACA